CTTCAAACAATAGTTTACTGCATCAACTAGCAATCCAAGATCTCTAGAACATTTTGTGCTATAATTAGTAGATGCCAGAGCAAGATACTTTGTATTAATTGCATTAATTGTATCAGTAATCATACTAGACTTATTTTTTTCAATTAATGTTGATGCATCAAAATAAGTACCAACATTTAATCCACTCCAAATAAATGTCATGTCTGCATTCCCAGATGGATCTGGTGTTACTGCAACTGAATTATTACTTACTTGTATGGTTCTACCATCAATAATGTCTGTAATAATAGTTCCATCTGGGAATGATCTTCCGGAACTAACTTTCATACCAATAGCAATATCATCAGTATTAGTTATTGTAACTTGATTAGTTCCCACTGTCCAAGATACTTGACGATCTGAGTAATCCCAATTTCTTGATGCCAGTTTACTTAGACGTACTGCATACTCAAATGCATCAATAGTTGCTTCCAGTTCTCCTGAAATATAATTAAGTACTCCAGCATTGAAATATTTTTCAACAGCAAACAAAGTTTTTTGATTGCCACCAAATCTCAAGTCATGTTCTAATGAGTCTAATATAAGACCAATATCGCGATAACATTTTTCACTTAAATTTGTCCAAGGAATTGACGTATACTTAGACTTAACATAACCTAAAGTTTCCGATTGAATAAATCTTCTATTTTGGTTAATCTGATTTGCAGCATCTATCCACGTACCACTACGTTGGAAAATATTCTTAATCTTCTTAAGATATCTTTGATTTAATGTATCAGATTTAAATTGGAAATTTCTTCCATAGAAGAGAACTCCTGGAACTGACTGACCATCTTTATTGGTAGGTCCGAGAGGAGGGGATGAAAAAGTAATTTTATCTCCATTTACTGTATACGAAATTCCAGGTTCTTGTAGTACAGCATCTAAGGTAATAGTCAATGCCTGCTCATTATATGGTTTAATAGAATTGCCGTTTACGTCAACAATATTAAATATTGTTTTTCCTTGTAAATTTCCTTTATCGCCAAAATTGCCATCAAAAGATTCTGTTAAGTAAACTTCGTTAGAAATGATTTCTGACGTATTGAAAGATTCAGTTGCAACGGAACCAACTCCTTTTTCAACTTTTAAAGAATCCATGAGAACAATACTTTGAGTAATATTCTTTTTGGTACTAATAACAGAAATTTTATTTACATTAGGGTTCCAAATTTGTACGATACTCGTACCAATAAATTTACTATCATCACTCATTGAAGCATTTGATGCTGATTCAATCAATACTTCACCAAAAACTTTAAATCCTGCAGGATGAGTTGTTGATTTAATTAAGGATCTCCAACTATCAATAGAAGTTTTTGATTTAACTAAGTATGAATAATCCTGATAATAAAAAGAATCTGTAATTCGTTGATTCTGATCACTTACTTTTCCAGAATCGGATTCAAAGTATCCTTGGTTATCATAATAAGTTTTAATTTGAGGGGCAAACTCAGTATATCTAATAGTTTCTAATGTTGCGCTTTTGTTTCTAGCGAGACCTTTAATTAGTTTCTTTTCTCTAAAAACACCAGATACTCTATCAACACTTAACCTACCAGATCTAAATGAAGTTATTCTTGCTCTTGCTACCTCTACATTATTAATTTCTTGAACAATAGTCTCTCCAATTGCAAAACAATCAGGATCAAAATTGGATAGAGATAAAATATAATTAGATCTAAATGTTGATCTTAACGTGTTATCTTCGTGAAAAGATCCACCTACGTTGATAACATTAATATTTCTAGGAACTCCAATATCATCACTATTAATAAGACATTCAACATCAGACTCAGCAATTTTAACTACAGGAGGTGTAGTATATCCAAATCCAGAATTTACAACTTCAATACCAGTAATTCTACCTTGGTCTATAATTGCCTTTAATTTTGCATTTCCTTCAACAAAAACAATAGGATTGACATATCCACTTCCACCAGTCTTTACTGATACCCCAACAATTTTGCCATTCTCTACAATAGCTGTTGCAGTAGATTTATTTGTGGGCATAATACCCATAACAGAAGGAACCTTCTTATAATCATTACCAATATTAATTACTCCAATAGCATTAATTTTTCCTACTGAAAATCTTGACTTGGAGGTATATTCAATTGATCCACTTCCATCGTTAGTAGCAAGTGTAATTGTATCGTAAACAACTTTAGTTGGTGTAATATATAATGCTGACTTACTGCCCTGCAGTGGATCTGGAATTACTTTAATAAATGATCCTTCAGATTGAACATTATTTAACTTATCAAAATAAAAATATGTTTTGAAAGAAACTTCTGATTTTGTGCTATAATTGTTTGTAGCAATTCGTGGACCAAATCCAAACTTAACATCTAAGACATTATTTCCTCTAAGTGCCTCTAGTGTTTTTAGATTCAAATTTTTACTAGGTGAAATATCAAATTCAACATCATTCATTGATGAGTGAGAACTATCAAAAATATAACGATAATCTTCTTTAATGTCAATTAATTGATTTCTCGTAAATGAATTATTATCTAAAGAAAATTCAAAACAACGAATTGGATCTTGCACAGAAGTCATTCCAGCAAGTCTTTGTTCTTGATCAAAGAATACAGTGCTTAAATCAATTGGATTGATACTACTAACTGTTTGTCCATAATTGTATACAAATACAATTTTTTGTGTAGTAGAATCATATGAAAAAATACTAGCATCTCCAACTGTAGTGCCAAGAGAAATAACATATCCGGCATTATAAGTTGACACTGTAGCACCATTAAAATGGTTTAATGGTGTTGCTCCTCTAGTGACATTAATAGATTTTGTTGAATTAACTACTCGCGATAGAACTGTAATAATTTCATTTCCGATGCTCAATCTATCGCCAGGATTAATTCCTACATTACTATTGAGATTTACAACTGTTTCAGTTAAAGAAAGACCAATGTGATCAATATTAATCTGTACAGCAGGAGTATTAGCATTTGTTTTGCTAAGAGATGTATCTCCAACAGTTAAAACATCAAACAGTTCATAACCAGTACCTTTTTCGGTTATTGTTACAGATGTTACGCTACCGGTAGAAGAAACAACAATATTTGCTTTTGCTCCCGATCCACTACCCCCTACTAATGCAAGGTCATTATATGTGTTAGTGGTGTAGTCTTCTCCACCATTTAAGATACTAACTTTTCCGATACCATTGTCATTTAAAACCCTAGTGATACCAGGGGTTTGTAGCGTTGCTTCTTGGTAAACTCTAGATCTTAGATAATATGTTGTTGTAGTTGATGCATCATCTGGATTGATGTCAATATTAATGATATCACCTTCAGCAATACCATGTTCGTCTGATGTGGTTAAAATTGCTACATTATCTTTTAAATTAAAGATAATTAAATCATCACTCAGTAAATTAATTGTTATTACTTTAGAACCAGTAGTATTAATTAAATCTGAGCTTCTTAAAAATAAAGTATCAGATACGACAAAAGAACCAGTAAGAACTTTAATCTTTACGATGTTTTGTTTTGTGGTAGTCTCCAGAACTTCTCCAGTCGCTACTGGAACGTTAAGACCATCAGTAAATTCTAATGTAGCTCCTTTAGTGTAAGAAGAGTTTTTATCTAAAAATAGACTAATAACCTTTACATTAGATGATAATACATCTGTACTATTAAAAGTACCACTTACATCACGTAGAGCAAATTTAGTTCCTGAAAATACATTTCCTACAATCTTACCAGTAGCTCCAGTTACACTTTGAGTGATGGTGTCCCCATCAAATAAGTACGCAGTTGTTTTTAATTCAACAAATAATGCTTTAGTATCTTGGGATTCAATGCTATCTACAGATCTTCCTTTTACAGAAGAAACTTCTGCACTTGCTCCAAATCCATCAGTATCTGAATTATCAATAATTAACTCAGATCCTACAGAAAAATTACTAGTACTATTTAAAATAGAAACTGAACTAATACTACCTCGTTTTACATCAGTAATTTTTGCTAATGCAAATTCTCCATTTTTAGTAATATTAGATGTTCTAAGTCTTTTAGCAAATTTAGGAATATTATCTTGGGATAGTTCGGAATTATAATTTGAATCAACTGGTAATGAATAATAATTATCCCCTAAAATATAAGGAAATACTGGATCATCTTGACTATCAAGAGTTATAAAATATGCATAAGTTCCTTCTGGGTAATCTGGTGTTACACAGTATCTTCCATTATTTTGATCTAAACTACCATACTCAGCAATATACGTAAAATCATCAATGAATGTTCCAATAGGATATTGACTAACTAATGGACCATTAGATCTACTATTATTTCTAGTATAACTACTAGTCATTCTAGTAATCGTACTTTGAGAATCTAAAGGATTCTGATGTCCAAATGGACCATAAATTGGATTGCCATCATATGCAAAACCAATAATGGGTGAATGATTTACTCCAGTATCTCCAGATCTAATAGTAGATGGAGCTGCATAATAAGCATATCCAGATCCAAGATATGACAATGAATTATTGAAAAAATATCCGTTCTCAGCATCTAGTGATGATTTATTTTTGTAATACTTATCTTTTCTCCACTTTCTAATAGATGCAGTTGCTTCAGATCCGGATCCTACTGCAATAATATCTACTTGTACATTTTCTTGTGAATATAAACTACCACCATTAATTTTCTCAAATCTATCAATAGCACCTGCAGTAGTAACAACTGCACGATACACTGCAAATCTTCCTCTACCTGCAGAATCTGTAATTCTTACTTCTGGTGCAGAAGAATAATACTCACCAGCATTTTCAACTACAATACTAGTAATTTCACCATTAGTGATAATTGCTCTTGCCTGAGCATTTCTACCTGATAATACTTCTACATTAGGAACTGAATTATAATCTCCAGGAGTATCAACAATAACAGACTCAACTACTTGACCTGCTAATCTAGTTCTTGCTAAGTTAGAAACCCCGTTAATTAACACAAATGGTGGTTTAGCGTATCCAGATCCTCGTGATGTAACTGCAATAGATTGAATAGCACCCGAATTGACTACTTCTTCGTCTTTATAACTTAGAAAGGGAATACCATTAATTGCAATACCAATATCTCTGTATAGGGTTTTATAAATTTCTGTAGTTTGTATTGGATGCTTTCTAATAATTTTTAGTAATTTTTGATCCTGAGCATCGGAAGGTAAAGTTGGAATAACATGTGAAGGAAATCCTGACGATGCAATATAATATCCACTACCATCTTCAAAGATAGCAGATACATTTGAGTTAAGTCCTGCAACCGCAGCAGAACCTGTACTAAAAATCCATCTTAAGTTATTTTGAGTATCATTAATTCTAATATCGTCAGTTAAAAATCCAGACTCGGAAATTTCTACTGATTCTCCTGGATTTGAATACGGCGATTCAATAGAATTGTTTAGTCCATATAAAAGACCAAATACCTGCAATTCAATATCACCAGAAGATACTTCTATGTTATAACTAACAGTTGTCCCAGATTGATAGGAACCATTACCATTTCTAGTTTTAATTACAAATTGATTTACGTTCTTTTCTTCAAATGTAAAAATTTCATCTCCTATTACAAAAGACCCCTTTGTCTCCCAACCCATTGTAGAGAAAACATTTATCCTATCACCAACAGTTGTTGATGCAGGTACAGGACTCGTTAATTGAGTTTTTAAAGATGAAGTAAAAGTACCATTGACACTAGGTTCGCTTAAAATAATATCGTATAATTCTTCATTATCAAAAGTACCACTATACTTAACATTATCTACAATAGCAGATGCATAGTTGCCTTCTACATTTTGAGTAATTTGCTTTCCAATTAAATCGTTTGGATCACCCGCAAGAATTTTTACTCTTAATGCATATGATTGAATCCAATTAGATTCCGATGACTTTAACGTAAAATCTCTTGGATATGCAACATCAGGATTCGGATCATCCTGAATTAAACATTTGAATAGAAACTTAATAGAACTATCAGTTCCTTTTGCTCTATAAAAATCGGTAATATTTTTTAGTAAAGTTCTCTTGTCAACTCCTTCCTTTAGATATGCTTCAGGAAAATCTGCAAGGTATTGTGCTTCAAAACTTTTAACTAAAGAATATAAAAATAGATTACTAATATTTTGTACAGTAGACCCATTAACATGAGTATCTGCTTGTGTAGTTACAAAAGTGCTAGCATTATAAAGATCACCAATAGTAGTATTACCACTAACACCACGACTTACTTCTAAAAATTGAGTATCTGTTCTTTCTGCATAAAAACAAATCTCATCATCAATTTTGATGTATCCACCATACTTAGGAAACGAAGTTGCATCAGCAACAGTAATTGTTGTGCTTAGTTGTCCTAAAGATCCAACAATGGTAGTTGACTCTTTAAGAATATTCGTTTCGTAAAAATCAATATCGCGATACGATTGAAGATTCGCAATGATATCAACCGGTTGACCTTGTAATTCTAATTGCTCATAATATTTTTGTATGAACTTACTAAAAAGTTCATACTCTTCATTAATAAAGTCCGGTAATTGTGACTCAACTAGATATGAGATTTTATTAGCAGTTTTGACCATCTACTACTACTCTTTGTATGCTACAAATGTACTCTTTGAGATATCTACGTCTAGATATACTTCACGTTTAACTTCAACATCATTACTGGATGGTTTTACTCTCAGTTCAATACGATTGTCTGAGAATGTTCCTTTCAGAATAGTGAAGTCATACAATTTAATCTCACCTTTGACATAATCAACATCACCAACAGAATCGTTTAGGAGAATTTTATCTCCAGTTAGTGAATCTAGTCTATATAGGACGATTTTGCCATCTCTATCTTCCAAATACGATGTGTAATTGGGATGTTCAAAAACAGTCATACCAGTAGATGTTACAACTGGATTATCACAATCTTTTAAGAATTCATTCTGATAACAAATTTCGTAAAAAGAAGATGCATTGATTTGAGCATAAAAATCTTTTCTTAACGTAATTTCTGTAATGTTAGAATTGATTGAACGATCAGAACTATCAATTACACCTATGAATTTACTATATCTAAACTTACCATTAAATTTTTCAGTGCTTGATGTTTTTAAGTACTCATTAACTCCAGTTGAAACTTTTGCTGCAACTTCAGCTGGAAGAAGATTAGTTTTAGCACCATCAAAGTAAATCTTACTATCAATCTCAACAAAAAGAATAGATGGATCTAAAAACACTGGTTTTACAGAAGCAACTGTATAACTCTTTAACTTATCTGATAGTTCTTTCTTAGTTACTGAAGTTAAAGAATTTGCTACAGTTGGTTTTACTGCAATGAATACTTTACCATAATCAGGTGGTACTTGATCCTCACCACCAAATACAATGATATCACTCACTGCAGGATACAAATTTCTTACAATAGCAGAATAGTCATTTGATGTTACTGCTCTATTCTGAGAACCATAAAATTTTGGTGCATTGAATTTAATCTTTTCAATACTTTCAATTTCAGATCCACCTTGTGCAATAGAAGTTGCTACAATATTACCAACACTAAATGGTGATGATACTTTAACATCATTCTCGTCTAAGAATACACCACTAAACGTAAATGACTTTGCACCATTAGATTGTGAACCTTTTGTTAAGATATAACTTATTTCAATTACATTTCCATCAGTTAATTTTTTGCCAAGAATACCATCTCCAAAAAATAACTCATATTGCTCATCATCAATTTCATTGACGAAATATACTTTATCTTCACTTCCTACTTGAAGGATATTGTCCGACTTCTTATATTCTTCATAGACACTAGAACCAGCAGACTCATACACTCTAACAATTAATGTATTTAAATCTGCTGCTGAATTCTGAATTTTAAATTTTTGATCTTTTAATGATCCATCATACGTAAATGTACTCAATACATATGATCCTTCATTTAAAAGGACATTAGAGAACGTTGCAACGTTATTGACAACAGGAACTTTAATATCTTTTAATGTAACATAACGATAAAGAGTTTTATCGTAATTAGTTACAAATCCAGTTCCTGCTTTCAATTTAATTGAAGTGGGTCCTGAAACTGGAAATGTAACAGAAAATCCAAGTTCTGCACTTGGTGATGTAATTGATTTGGGAGTATACCCTAATTGCTTCGCTAACGATACTACGTTGTCTCTCAGCGTTGCTGAATCTAGGAATAGTTCATTGACCACCATATTGGCATTAAATGCCGTGTAGTACGTATTGTATGCCAATACATCTAACAACTGACTTAATGCAGAACCTTCAAAATCATAATCGGTAAAATCCGATTGTGATCTCATGTAATCTTTGAGAGTACTCTTGATTTCGGTGAAATCTAGATTGTTTAATTGAGTATATGGCATTATCTCGTCCTAGACAGGAAGAACTCTATTTGAACAGGTGGGACTTCTGTTCCTCTTATCTCATACGTCATTTCAACATCTAAACCGTTATCTTCAAAGTTGGGAATACAACTAATAGATGTTACGGCGATTCTAGGTTCGTATTTTGCTAGAGACAATTGCATATTTCGTTTAATAATACCTGCAACTGCATAGTCCAAAGGTTCAAACAAAAATGATCTAATGTCTGAACCATAATCAGGATTAAATAAACGCTCACCCTTATTTGTAAGTACTAAATTAACAATTGCTTGTTTAATTGCAGCATTATCTTTACTGACAACTACATCATCAGTAACAGGGTGTTTTTTGAAAGTAATATTGACATCTCTAAACGTGAGATTAGAAGTTGCCATTAAGAGTACACGGAGTCTTTAATATTTAGTCGTCAGGAAAAACAATATTCCAAGAAATACTAATTCTAGAATCATCACCATGATAAGGAGTCACGTAATGTGGCAACCAACTCTCAAATACCAAACCTTCTCCAGCATTTGCTACAAAAGCAACAGTTGGCATTTCATTCATTGTACCATGAGATCCTCGTGGATCCGGAAAACAAATTGCTCCATTTGTCTGAGAGCACTCTCCTGGAGTTTGTACATAATAAACACCACTATATTTAAAGTTTGTATGAGAATGGTAATTTGAATAACCACCATCCTCCAACTTAACTGCCCAACATTCTACAAATGCTTTTTCAATTGGACCTTCTTTATACGCTTGAGATGCATGAAGAAGTAGGGATTTTAAATCAAAACACCAGTCATATTCTAGTTCAGTTAAATTAACAAGTGAGTGCCACCCTTTCCCACCTACAGAATACTTGGCATTGTCAGGATTCTTTTTAGATTCCTCATTAACGTAATTAATGATACTTCTATTTAATTTTTTGGGGTTGGTATCATTGCGAAATGCAGTAATATTACATGGAAAAAATGTTTCCTTATTAACTGATATAGGTGATTTGTTCATTGACTCCAACGTTCTACAAATTCACCAATCGCACTATCTGGATTTGGATACAACTCTTCCTTACGCTTATTCCTATTTCGTTTTGCTGCCATGTCAAGATACTTATCACTATCAGTCTCAGTGATGAGAGTCATTCCTTCATCAATAAAACTTTGACCTTTATCAACTTTATGATGATTGCCCATTGTAGCTCCAGTGTTTGTTTGGTTGTTCCCACCAGAAGTGTAAGTCTTCTGTGTTGTCGTCATAATATTCAGATACTAATTCGCTTTTAAATTTACTATGAATGTTTTCACACAATGAAAGAGTATGGTAATTCTTGTCTGAAAACTTCTCCATCGCTTCTGTGAGCCAAGTATAGTT